AAGAGCCAGAAAGTCCATGACAAAGTTATATGTTACATTATCAGCAAATGGGGGAGCGCCCCAAGTCAGGTTCTGTTCCCACTCTGCAATAGTCCGCGCGTAATTAATATATTGGTCCGCCATATTATTGTTATTATAAGTGTTAGCATAAATGGTAGCCATATTAGTTAGTGCATCAACTACACACTGATTATCAGGAATAATTGCAATGGGGCGCGGGAGAGTCATTCTTGGATATACTTGCTTGCCCAAACACTATGTAATTGCAAGGGCAGGGCGTATACTTGCTTGCACAAACACTACGTAATTGCAAGGGCAGGCTGTCTTGGATATTTGATGCGCCCCCAACAAACCCCGCCAAACCGTTTCAATTTTTTCCTCCCCCGTCCAGCCTAAATAAAGAATTCCCTCTTTGTTATAGGGGTCCAGCATGGCATCTGAATTAAAAACAGTTGATAGCATGCCTGGCAGCATTAATGAGCTAATAAGCCAGAAAAACAAATTGCGCCGCCCACCGTCGCTGTCCGAGTCCTTTGCATGGACGCCTGAAAATGTTGCACGCGCCGCCGCCACACCGCTCTTGACCTCAGACCTGGTTGAAATCCCAGAAGAGCCTAAAGCCGCCACTGGAGAACTTAAAGCCCCCGTCCCGAGCCAAAGGGAACAATACATTTGCGAAATATTTATAAAGCTACTTCTTCATATAACACTTATTTCTGTATTCGAGACACTTTTCTACTTTCTATACGTGTCATCGCTTGAAAATAATGGGATTATTAAAACGGTTAACACATTTGTAAATGGTGCAACAAAAAGCTGCGAAAACATGACCGCATTTGATATTGAGATTGTCGATGCGCTTCTGGACCCATTCATTAACTCTACACAAATTATATCTGATGGAAATGCAGAAGAGCTCATAAGAACTAGTTATAATAAGGGCATTTCAAATCAGGCGTGGGGTTATGTGGGGGCAATGATGGGCATTTTTGCGTTAACTAGCACTTATATTAAGTATCGTAAAATTCCAATAAAGTGGGGGCCAATTATTGCAGAGAACGTTGCGATGGTGTGTCTGTTGGCACTGTATGAATTGATGTTTTTTGACACAATTATTTATCCCTATGAACCGATATCTGCGAAGGAGATTGCGCGGAACGCAGTGGAGCGCTTACAGGGTACGTGCGGGTTGCTACAGGCGACGTAAAAGGACTTAAAGACACTGTTCTGTATATATATTGTGGAGAAATCCACAAAAACGAGCTTGGCCGAGTTGGTTAAACTGTAATGATTTAATATTACTTCCAAAAAAGGCGGCCGCCTTAAGAGCGGCTCCGCAAGGATCGTCGGTTCGAATCCGACAGCTCGTATAACTATTATTGAGGCCTGGTACGGTCTGAATCATAGTAGACTAAAAATTATAAACAAAAATAAAATTTGACACATTTTAAAATTTGTAAAACTCATAGTAAAATGGGATATATTTATAAAATCACAAATCTAGTATCTGGTAAGTGTTATATTGGAGAAACATATCAACCTAATCCCCAAAAGCGTTGGAAGCAGCATATAAATTCTGTATGTTATAAGGGAGGATGCCCTGCTCTAAAGGATGCAATTAAGAAATATGGTCTCGATAGCTTTAAGTTTGAAATAGTAATTATTTGTTTCGATGAAGACAGATTTATTTATGAAAAAGAATATATTAAGAAATATAATTGTCAAGTTCCAAATGGATATAATATTTTAGCAGGTGGGATAGGAGGTGGAGGTTTTGGAGGAAAGAAACATACAGAAGAATCAATTAAAAAAATTTCAAATGGCCTTAAAACATTTAGAGATAATAATCCTAATCATTTTGATACATATAGAGAAAGACATCAAGAATCTATGAAAAATGTGGATACATCTGCTGCAGTTAAAAAGTCTGAAAAATTTAGAAAAGCAGTAGAGGAAGGTAGAGTTGGCGGGGCGGCACATAAAAATAGAAAAAAAGATAAAAGCGAAATTATAACTACAGAAACAACTATACAGACTAATATACCAAAAACTATAGAAATTAGTACTATGAGTAAACAACAAATTAATAACAAAAAGAAAGAAAATAACAAAAAGAAAGATAAGTCTGAAATTATAACTACAGAAACAACTGTACAAACTAATAACAAAAAAAATGACATAATAAATATTGATATTTCATCTGACATCTCTGCATCAAATAATAAAAATAATAAAATAAGAGAGAGTCTCTTAAAATACTATAGAGAGAATGAAGATTCGCGCAAAATTAATATTGAAAAGCATCGAGAAGTTATGACTAAAGCTGTAGGTAGAAAAATTGCACAGTATACAGAAAAGGGGACATTTATTAAAGAGTATAACAGTATTAGAGAAGCAGACAGATTATCAGGAGTTAAGAAATCTAACATTCAGCATGTACTAGCTGGATATAGATATACAGCTGGCGGATACAAATGGAAATATGTAGACTAAAAGTACTTAAAGAGTGATTAGATTATATTAATTGTGAAGAAATTCACAAACGAGATTGGCAGAGTGGTCATTGCGTTTCCCTCAAGAGGAAATGGAGAAATCCGCGTCGGTTCGAGTCCGACATCTCGTATGAACTATTATTAAGGCCTGACATGGTCTAAATAATGGTTCTTATTCAAAGTAAGAATCAGAGTGGGAAAGTGGTCTAGTGGTATGATTCAAAGTTTGGGTCTTTGAAGTCAGGGGTTCGATTCCCCTCTTTCCCCGTCAGCTATTTTTGAGAAATTAATAATTCCTAAAAAGTAGCATCGCAAAGAAATTTGAGCCCCCCGCGCGCACTCAATAAACCCACAAATGGATTATACAAACAAGTCCAGGACCGAGCTAATTGCACTTTGCAAAGAACAAAAAATTAAAGGCCATAGTAATAAAACTAAAGAAGAACTTATCAAACTACTTTCAAATACAGCGGCCCCACCTCAACAACCCAAGAGAACAAAACCAAAAGTTGCACCATCATCAACCCGCACCATGCCGCTAGAACTAAACAGAATCATCTGCGGAGACTGTAAAGAAGTGTTAAAAACATTTCCAGCCGACAGCATTGACCTAACTATTACATCACCCCCATACGATAATATTCGCGACTACAATGGCTACACATTTACAGAAGAGGATATGTCAGAAATTGCGAAGGAACTCTATCGTAGAACTAAAGAGGGCGGCGTGGTTGTCTGGGTTGTGGGGGATGCAACAGAGAATGGGTCAGAGACGGGAACATCTTTTAAGCAGGCCCTAGAGTTTATGCGGCAAGGATTCAAGCTACATGATACGATGATTTACGAGAAAAACACATCATCATTTCCAGCAAAGCGCACGGGAACACGCTACACACAAATCTTTGAGTACATGTTTGTATTCTGTAAGGGCAGTGTTAAGACAGCAAATCTAATTTGCGACAAACCAAACAAGTGGGCGGGGCATACGAATTGGGGAAAGAAGACAGATAGAACAAAAGAGGGTGAACTAAGAGAGACGGCGGATATTAAGCCCGTTCCAGAATTTAGCCCAAGAAATAATATTTGGAGATACAATGTTGGGAAGGGATTTAATTCGTCAGACAAGGAGAGTCATGAACACCCTGCAATCTTTCCAGAGCGCCTGGCAGAGGACCATATTCTGTCGTGGAGTAATGAAGGCGACGTGGTACTAGACCCGTTCAGTGGCTCGGGAACAACGGCAAAAATGGCGAAAAAGAATAAACGGAATTATATTGGGATTGAGATTAGCCAGGAATATTGCACACTTTCGGAACGCATTTTGGAGAAGTACTGAGCAAAGAAAGAACTTAAAGCAGGGAATTTAAAAATTTGAACTAAAATTTTTATTCTTGTGTAATTTTTTAGAATGGGATTTATTTATAAAATAACGAATATAGTATCAGGCAAGTGTTATATTGGAGAAACTGCTCAAGCGAATCCTCAAAGCAGATGGAGACGTCATATTCGTAGCATTAAAACGGGGGATGGGTCTCCTGCATTAAGAGATGCTATGAAAAAGTATGGCGTAGATAAATTTAAGTTTGAAGTATTAATTATCTGTTTTGATGAAGATAGACAAATATATGAAACAGAGTATATTAAGAAGTATAATTGTCAAGTTCCTAATGGTTATAATATTCTAGCTGGTGGCCAATATGGAGGTAGCAGACTGGGTATGAAATTTTCAGAAGAATCTAAAAAGAAAATTAGTGAAGCTGGTAAAAAATTTAATAGGGAAAATCCAAATCATTATGAAACATTTAGAGAAAAACACAGAGCAGCAATGGAAAAAGTGGATTTATCAGCAGCAATGAGAAATTCAGAAAAATTTAGAAAGGCAGTGGCAGAAGGAAGAGTTGGAGGAAGAATGCATAAATATAGATATATTGATATTAATATGGATGAAATTTATGCATTATATAATCCACATATTGACATATTAAATACATTACAGGAGAGGCATTTAAAAGTCATAGAAGATACTAATAAGCTATTTTGTAATCTTAACAGTTATATTATTAGTAGTAATGCAGAAAAATTAAATTTACTACATAGTGAACATTTAAAAGTCATAGAAGATACCACTAATTTAGCAAATAAAATTAATATGATTGTACCTAAAAAGAAAATAGATAAGTCTGAAAATAGTAGGCATACTACAAATGAGCACTGGGATAAAATAAAACAAAAAATTAAGGATGGCGTTAATGCATATTATGATACAACAGTAGATTCTCGTAAAGTTAATATTGAAAAACATCGAAATGCTATGGCGAAATCTAAAGGTAGACAAATTGCAAAATATGATTGTAATAATAACTACATAGCTACATATATTAGTATATCTGAAGGTGCTAGACAGTCAGGTCTTAAAAAGTCAAATATTCAGCAAGTATTAGCGGGTAATAATTCTACAGCAGGTGGTTATATTTGGAAGTATGCAGATGAAAAGAACTTAAAGCCCTTGTGTAAAGATATAGTTGTGGAGAAATCCACCCTGATGTAGGCTTAGGAAAGTGGTCAAGAAAATAAAATATTTTTCCACTTTGTACTTAAATTTATTTTTGTACTTAGCTCGATTTATTTTCTAAAATTGTACTTAAAATAAGTGGAATTTTATTTTCTCCAAAAAATCCGCTCGCTTGAGGTGCGAGTCCCGCAAGGGTCATGAGTTCGAATCTCATAGTCTACACATTCAGACTATTTTTGAAATACTCAAAGTATTACAAACATTGTCTATAAAACAAAATTTAAAATTTGATTTATAAAATTTTCTAGAAAATTAACTAGAATGGGATTTATTTATAAAATTACAAATCTTACAAATAATAAGTGTTATATTGGTGAAACTATACAGAACCCTAAAAAGAGATGGAAAGACCATTTAAATGCTATAAAGCGTGATGGCGGGTGCAGAGCATTAAAAATGGCAATTAAAAAATATGGAATTGAAAAATTCAAGTTTGAGGTATTAATTATATGTTTTGACGAGGACAGATTAATATATGAAAAACAGTATATCAAAAAATATAATTCACTTGTGCCAAATGGATATAATATATTAGAAGGAGGTCAAGAGGGAGTATTAGGATTAAAACATTCAGAAGAAACAAAACGTAAACTTTCATTAAAGTCTAAAGAGTATAATAATCGACCAGAAGTAAAAGAGAAATCAAGACAGAAAATGATTGAACTAAATCGGCGTATTAAAGCTGGTGAAGTAGTAAAAAAATCTCCAAAATGGTATAAGGCATTAGAAGAAGGAAGAATTGGTAATAGAGGAGGAAAACATAATGAAGAAACAAAGAATAAAATAAGTAATAGTTTAAAAACATATTATGCATCAGATAGTGAAAAAGTAAAAGTAAATGCAAATAAAGAAAAGTGGCATGAAATGCTTAAAAGTAAAAAGGGTACTAATTTAAATGATTCACATAAGGAAAATATATCTACAGGATTAACTGAATATTATAATTCAAAATATAATTCGTTCTATGATAATATAGACAACGGTATCATTATAAAAGACTCTAGAACCACATTAGTTGGACAATACACTTTGGAGGGTGAATTAATCAAAATTTATCCAAGTGTAGCAGAGGCAAGCAGAAGTATTAATATTAAACACGCTCATATGGGGAAAATTTTAAGAAGAGCAAATAATGTATATAATAATTCTGTCTGGAAGTACTACAAAAAAGAACTTAAAGACCAGTCATGAAGATATATATGTGGAGGAATAGAATAGTTGGCCCAGTTCTCTCGCCTCTGAAGCGAGCAACCTCGGTTCGAATCCGAGTTCCTCCATATACATCGCTATTTTCTGCACAGATACGTGTAGAAAAGGGCGATGTCCCTTATTGATTCTATAGCTCAGTGGCAGAGCGCAACCTTGACACGGTTGAGGTCCTGGGTTCGATCCCCAGTAGAATCATAAATTATACTTTTTCTATTCAGCTACTGGATAGAGAAGGGATAATTCCCTATGGTCTTGTAGCTCAAGTGGAAGAGCGCCGTGCTGATAACGCGGAGGTACTGGGATCGATACCTAGCTAGACCAAAACAAAGCAACAAAGCTATTTAAAGCCCTGTTATGTGTTTTAAATAGCAGAGTAAAATCTGCTAAGTGCCCGCATAGCAAAGGGGTTATTGCATCTCTCTTGTACTATTTTACAAGTGTAAAGAGAAGGTCGTGAGTTCGAATCTCACTGTGGGCATACACTTAATTTTGAAAATTGACATATTTTCAAAATTAAAATTATTAGCATTTCCAAAAAGTAAAATGGGGTATATTTATAAAATAACAAATACTCTTAATAATAAGTGTTATATTGGTATTACTACTAAAAATAATCCCAATGATAGATGGAGAGAGCATATCAATTCTATTAAATATGATAATGGCTGTCCACTACTAGTAAGGGCATTTAATAAACATGGGATAGATAACTTCAAATTTGAAGTAATAATTATTTGCTTTGATGAAGATTTATATGAATATGAAAAAGACTATATCTTAAAATATAAATCATTCGGTCCAAATGGATATAATGCCCATCCAGGTGGTGAATTTGGAGGTAATTTTAAAGGAAGAAAACATAGTGCCGAAACAAAACTTAAAATAGGTATTAAATCATCAGAATATAATAGTAAAGAAGAAGTTAAACAGAAAAAACGCGAGAATATGATACAATTTAATAAAACTCATAATATTGGTGAACTAATGAGGAAATCTATAAAATGGCAGGAGTCAAAGAAAAACACTAGAATTAGAAAAGAATTAAGCGATGAAACAAAAAGTAAAATAAGTAAAAGTGTTAAATTACATTTTGACAATAATGGCACTTCAATTAATAAAAAGAAACATAGTGAAATTATGACAAAAATAAATGGTAGGAAAATAATTCAATACTCTAAGGATGGGCAATATATTAACATATTTGATAGTATTATATTGGCATCCAAAGCAAGTGGAATAGGCAGATGCAGTATTCAAGCAAACGCAGCAGGCAGAAGTAATACAGCAGGTGGATTTATATGGAAATATGCAAATTAATAATTGAAATTCCGCCTGTGGGCATACAAGCTATTAAGAGGCTCTCAAATAGTCTGCTAATAGCTCTAATCCAACAAATTTGATACATCTCATATCTTCTCGACCCACCTCTGAAAATGGAAGCAGAAGAAGCCGCAGCCCAGCGGTTAGAAGAGTTGGGCTACACGATATTTTATAGAAATCTCCATATTAAATATAAACAAAATCCCCTATGTGAATTTGATATTGTTTTAGCAAATTGCATTGTTGAAGTTAAATCTGGTAAATACATATATACCACCCGTCAAGGTGGATTTGAAACGGTTGTTCTTCAGGGTTATCTCCCCAAACATATGACGTTTTATGTCTATTGTGTAATAAAAACAGACGAAGAAATCACAGAACTTAATGAAGATAACTATAATAAAAATGTAGTGTTTATTAATAGACTTGAAGATATTGCAATCCGTCATCCGCCCGATAATAGAGAATGCATAATTAATACTGATAGCATCCTAGGCCATTTTATGAATCGCCAACTCAGTGCAATTCTTAAATTTAATAAGATTTACATTTCATCAAAAGCCTATAATCCAATGTATATGCAGTATAATTTTGTGAGAGACTCGTATTCTGTAGAAGAGAATATTATGTGGTCAGCCAAGCTCCGTCTCTTGATAAATACAGGACGACTGATTATAACTGATACACCGCCAATGAACGCGTATGAATTGAAACGTGGTCCGCAAGAGACAATCTATAATAGTCGTATTAAGATTAAAAAGCGTCAGGTCATATCGATTCCAATATATCACAATCTAACAGCTATGCCGCGGACAAATGACATGGAAGACCTGTATATTCAGTGTTATGATTTGAGGACTAATACAGTACTTAAAGATGATTCTCACACTAATAATTAGAATCAGAAATGATTCTACAAGCCCATTTGCACAGTGGATTAGTGCGTCCGCCTTCTAAGCGGAAGGTCGTGGGTTCGACCCCCACATGGGCTATTTTTATATTATTTCTAAGTTTAACTTCGTAATAATATAAAGCCCAACAACCTACTTCTCTTAAGTGAATGAATGCCTCGCCTACCTAAACATAAATCACCCCAAATACTATCAAGTACACCAAACAAGAAGAAGGCCCCTATTCCCCGCGCCCTAAGAGAACAAGTGTGGCTCCAAAACGTCGGCCGTCATTTTGAGCACAAATGCCTCGTCAACTGGTGTCAGAATACGATGAATGTATTTGATTTTCACGTCGGCCACAATATTCCAGAGAGCCAGGGCGGTGCAACCGATATTAAGAACTTAAAGCCCATCTGTTCCCGCTGCAATCTGTCGATGGGTAGTCAGTATTCTATAGAGGATTGGTCCACAATGGGTGCAAAAGCGGCGCCAGACGCCCAGCCGCCGACCAAAAAGCCCTGGTGGTGCTGTGCATAAGAACAAATGAGGATATAAAGCATTTAAAATTATACTAACCAAGTGTAGACATGCCCTGTGGTTGCGGAAAAAAGAGAACAGGAACGGTCCATTTTATGGGCCAAGCAGCCAGCGATGTTCCAGACCCCGTAGAATGGGGCCCATTTGTATGGAAGTATCTGCACTGCCTTGCCGAAAAGATTGGTCATTCAGGCAACAAAATCATAGATACCGACCAGGCAAATAATATGGAAACTCTACTCTCATATTTAGCACTAGTCATACCCTGCCCTGAGTGTCAGTCTCACGCAGCGGCATATATAAATGCCAATCCCACGCCGCAACTTAAAGGCCTCAGTGGCGAAGAGCTCCGTTCAAAGGTCCGTGCGTGGTTATTTGCATTTCACAATCATGTGCGGGCGACAAAGGGTCAGCCAATTGTAATAAGTACGATTGAAGAATGCATACAGCAGTATGCGGCGTGCGCCGTTCCGAAATGCGAATATAATATGTTTATACAGAATGTTGCCTATGCGGTCCGTCAGAATTGGGTCCGCGTAGATAACTGGCGTAAATGGTATAGTACTTCAGAGAAACTTCGGATTCTGATTGGAAATATAATTGTATAAGGCGTAAGCCGACTATAAGACCTTGTCGACCAAGACGATAAGCCGACCATAAGGCCCTACTGGATATTCCAAGTCGCTTGGATGCGTTCATGAACAGCGACTGCAACAGTCTGAGATGCCTCGTGGGCAGTTATTGCGTGAATACCCCCATATAGACGTGATAGACCAGCCTGGTTTGCCATCTCGTCCCATATAGTAAAGGAGAGTGTCATATCCCTGCTGGGAACAACGCCTGGCTGAATTAAAGATGTCCCCACCTTAATATTAAAATTGCCGTAAAATGTATTCTGATTTGTTGAAAATAGCGGACAAATCAGAGTTTCACCGTCATATGTAATAGGAACTTTACTTATATTAGGCCCAAACCACTTATTCATAGTTAGAGCAAATGCTTTTGAGAAGTGGCTGTGCCCAGAAGGAAAATCTGCAAAAGGTGGTGTTATGAAATAAGCTTCTTGATAGGGAACCCACTGAGAGCCGTCAACAACCCCCATCCACGACGCAATCTGTTGACCTGTATAGCGACGACGAATTTCCTGAATTGGCCGCGCCTCCATATGAGCAGCTTTTAAGCGCCAAGTTATTCTTCCTCCTTCAAACAAGTGCACTGCCAGGTCTAAAAGAGATAGCATTATGTCGGGGCAGCCCAGTTCCACGCTACGAATGTATTCTTTCCAGAGCCAAATAAACATCAGGGGTGGAGAAACAGTTCCAGGCCCGCCAGCCCAGAATTCAGCAATAATCTTTTGTTCATCAGATAGCCCTACTGACATGTTTTTCACAGCATCAATTTCGGCATCTCTAGCCGCACCAGTCAAGGGTTCAACTAAGTTCTGAATTGCCTCCTCATCCTCTTCGTCTAAACACGTAGATATAACAGAATCCCAGGAATATGTTAAGTAGTTCTGTTTTTTGCCTTGAACAGTTAGTCGTGTCCATTCGCGCGGCTCAGAAAACCCTGAAATATTGTTAACGGTAGAACCATCTACAATAATAGTCTGATTCCAATTTGCACTGGCGGTTGGTTGCACTAGTCCTGCGGCAATGTACCCATCTTGTTGCCGCCCTCCGTACCAATTTTGCCATTCAACTAACCAGAAATCCCACTGACCATCCGCGCGTACGCGTTCCATAACCTCAACGGGGCACTGATAAATGGATTTATAACGTGTTCCAACAAAAAAGGGTGTTATATAGTCAATAATCATACAAAGCCATATAATGGAATCGCATTTTGATAATGGCTCCACACACCGTGCATCCCAATTCCATCCATCATGAATTCCAGTAATCCTCCCCCCCCCCCCCGCCTGAACCCATGACCATGCTCCCGCAATTGATGCTATCCATGCATACATGAGTCGAGAGCCACGTGTCGGCCCTAAATTAGTTGCAGCAATGTACTTTAACATAGTATCAAGTCCAGCATTAATAACATATTTCAAACAAGGCTCGATTTCTTCAACTACGCCTCCATCCATAATAGTTGATAAACTGCGGGGAGGGGCAATAAAATAGGACGCAGATGTCATGTCAGGTCCCTCTCCTACAGCATTTATAGCACAAACCCTGAATGTATATTGCATCCATTCGTCTACATTTATGAATCTGTATGTTGTCTCATGTGTTATAACCGCCACCTGAGCCACTCCATTCAGAATAGGTGTTATGCGATAGGTAAAAGGTCCATCGCCCCGCAGAGGCGGCTCCCAAGAAACAATAATAGACCCCACACTAAATGTTATATTCCTCACTGGGCCCGGACTCACTGGTTGAACAACAACACCACAAGGACATCCTGGACTAATACTAACACATCCAACTCCCCCAACATATTCGGTCATTCCACCTGTTTTAACTTCATTTATAACAGAACTATTATAGTTTGTTGCAACAGTTTTAACAAGAGGAATAGGCGGCCCCCCTCTAGTCAGAGACTGAGCCTGTGTAGAAAAAGACTGTGCGATTGCCTTTTCAGCCCGTCGTTTAAAAATCTGCGACGCATCAAAATTGCGTGTAGACATTCTATTATTCCCCGCCATATTTTATAAATCAATAATTGTCAGCAGCCGACGATAATGCTCTTTAAATGCCTCTTTGTTCCCCATATTATAGTTCATAATGTATGTCCAAAACTGATGAGTTCCAATTGGAATGTGCACGGTTGGATAATTTTCCTGGAACACCCTTTCTCTAAATGTCAGGGGTGGTAGAAAATGACCGTGTTTGGTCGCAGCATCACTCAAATAACAATCCTCTCCACGGTCCACAAGTGCATGCTCAATCTCCTTTTCGCACAGTTCAACTAACTTAGCAGTATTTCTAACAGATAGTCCGCCGTTTCCTCCGCGATTAGGGTCCCATCCCCAGGGAGAGCCATAGTAGGTTCCAACAAAAATCCAATCAGGGATTTTCTGTAAAAAATAAGAATCCATTTGAACATTAATAAAGTATTCCGCGTCTATCAATTTATAAAATTGTGGCAAACGAAAGGTTAGACTACTTTCATAACATCCTTTTTCTCTATCAGCGACACCTTTGAAAAACTGATGAATATGCACATTTTCAGCCTTATCGCCAAGTAGGGATTTAACAAAATTATAATTAATATCACTGCAAAAGATGTACAAAGAGCAATGAGGGGCGGCCCATGCTATATTTCTTAGGACAAACCACCAATTTGGGTGTATTCTTCTTTCGCATATGACAAATGCATACCGAGCCGTCTTTGGAAATTGATGTAGTTTCCAATGTGCATCCAATTTATGGCCATAGGTATGATTAAGATAATTAAAAACATAGGGTTCCAGTTGCATTCTATAAAAATGTAAACTATCGGTCTGCCACTTTTTAAATTCGTCTTCGGTCTTAACCGTCTTTAGTAATTCTTGACGCTCGTTAAATACTGAATAACAAGCTTCAATAATATTATCAAGTTCCATAATACTAAAAATATATGCATTTTAGTTTAGACTGCTTCTAGCCTTACTTGCCCAGAAAGTGTTTCCTGCATACGGGCCGATAGGCCTCTGCGCCCCCAATTGCAACCCCATTTTCATCTTTGGGTGCCTCTCCAAAGTATTTTGAATAGACAGCAACCGTTCCATCACAACACACCGCACAGAATGCACTTAGGCGTTCTACCTCCTCTGCATGGGGAATGAGACGAAGCATATCGCCAAAGGGCGTCCGTTCACTCGTTCCATCCAGGCCAGACACGACAATGTGCACGGGGAGCTCATCGGCCCAGCGCGTGGTGTATTCGTGCAGGTCCGCAAAGAACTGTCCTTCATCAATGGCAACGACATTATATTGTCCAGAGCGAACCAGATGGTCAACGGATTTTAGGAGTTCTACGCACACGGCCTTCTCAATTTCTTTGTCATGAGAGGCGATACATTCCTCTCCATAGCGGGTATCGCCAATGTAGTTTACGACGAGAACTTTGTAGCCAATGGATTTATAACGACGTACACGACGGAGAAGCTCGGTAGTTTTCTGGGCAAACATGGGCCCGTGGATGACAGAAAGATGGCCCATTTTTATCCTACTATTTAATGCGCCGCTCCATCCGTCAAATTTTACGCATTTTTATTCGGGCATTCAAAAAGAGGAAATGGCTACCTGGTCCATAGAGTCCATCCCATCATTTTGTATTACACTCGAACGCCGCCAAGACAGGTGGCGACGTTTCCAAGACCAGTCCGGAATTGACGGTTTAGACCTAAAAAAGTTTACAGGTGTCGATGGGAAAACGATAGATATACGTAATGACAATAGAGTTGCACTATGTACTAAACGTAATATTCTTGCCAAGATGCGTCGTTCGCATGAAGAGCTTGATAGTGTGGGGGGTGTGGGCTGTGCCCTATCACACATTGCTGTCTGGCAATGGATGGTTGACAATAATCAAGAAGTATGTTTAATATTCGAGGATGATGCAGTTGTTCCTCCTGATTTTGTAGAAAAAGCGAATAAATGTATACAAAACTCTACAATACTAAAAGACCCAAAAAAGTGGGACATGTGGCTTCTGGGCGGGGGTTGGAACGAACTAACACAAATACCAGGAGAATCAAAAGCGGCCCGTGTAGGTGAATTTGTGCTGTTTCATGCATATGTTATGACGCTACACGGTGCCAAACGGTTATTAAAGGATGTATATCCTATACATTCACATATTGATTTGTGGGTATCAATATATGGATATGTTCATGATTTTAGAATAGTGGGGTGTACAGATTTAATTTTAGTACAGAATCAAAAGGTCAAAACGGACATTCAATCAGAAAAAGGTTGTGATATTTGTAATGTTCCAACTGATTATGGGGCAACTCATATGCTGGTTTCTAAGACGGAATTACGTACAACACAGGTCGCCGCGGCACTATCAGTCGCCCTGGTGGGCTATATCATATATCAGCGCTACAAAAATTAAGCCTCATTGCCTTTGAATTTACTACTCAGGGCGGCCCAAGATACGGGGAACAGGTCAGCCATAATTTTATTAATCGCCTCAGCATAATCACGAATTTCTTTTTGTGCCGAGGGGTCGAGACGAAGATTACATAGACGAGCATAAGCAGAGAGACTGCCAGTTTCCACAAATTCGGTATACATACTTTGAGGAAGCATTGTGCGTGCAATTTCAGGTGCAACACCTTTTGCAAGTAGTTCTTCATAGGTTCGAATAGAACTTTTTACGTGTTCATCCATAATTGTCCAGACATCATCGGCATCTTGTACTGGCGTGTCCTTAGAGCCTTGTTTAGCCTTGGGGTCGCGTTCTCTTACTTCTTCTGGCCTAGGGCACCAGCACTCAGGAGTAAAGTCTACATAGCGGCGGCTAACTTCATTACGTGCAAAGCCAACGGAATGTTTGAACCACTGCCTCGCCACAAAGATGGGCATTTTTAGACGAAATCGCGCCTGAGGATGGAAAAAGGGAGTAATATGCTCATGTTTTGCTAGATAGTTAATTAGCTTCTTATCCCCCTCAGTAAGTTCATATGACTCTTTATGAAAAGAAACCCGCGCCGCATTTACGACAGTCAGGTCATCGCCAAACTTCTCCATGCATTCTACAAAACCAACACCGTCGGGCATAAATTCTTTTTGAATGGAACTGGCCATATTACACTAGGAATTATATCGCGTTTATGCTTTAGATTCTCACAAATTTATTCGTGGAACTAGATGCAAATTAAAATAACCCCCATCTAATAAGCCGCCGCCCCCAATGATACAAGGAAACGCAGTTCTAGTTGTACTCATAGGCATAGTACTCTCAATCTTGTCCCTCATTTTTCGCCAAAAACAGAATTACAACACGGTTCCGAGAAAGATTTGGACCTATTGGGACAATCCGAATCCGACCAAGCCCCTCCCCCGCGCCGTTCAACTCTGCATGCAGTCATGGAAGAAATTCAATCCAGATTACGAAATCATACTTTTAAATAAGAGCAACTTCAAAGGCTACATAACTATACCAGAAGAGATTCAGGACCATCCGCATTTTAATGACAGTCCACAGCGGTTTTCAGACCTTGTTCGTCTCTATGCTCTAGAAGAACATGGTGGAATATGGATTGATGCATCCGTTCTTGTCAAGCAGTCATTTGATGAATGGTTATTCCCAAGATATGCAGAGTTCGCGGGATATTTCATGAATTCATTTACGGTTGATAAAAAGTTTCCAGCCATCGAAAGTTGGTTTTTGGCCGCAAACAAAAACAGCAAATTCATCCGACTCTGGAAACGCGAATTCCTCGAGATAGCAGCCTACAAGGATATTCAAGCCTACTTAGACTCAAGAAAGAAGATGGGTGTCAACTTTGAAGAGATAAGAGACCCACATTATCTCGCAATTTATGTTGCCGCTCTGAAGGTCCTGCAAGTAGATAAATATCCGCTAGATACACTTATTCTAAGAAACTCTGAAGAAGGGCCCTTCAGATATTTAAAGGATGCAACATGGTATCCAGAGCGGGCGATGAAGTTGGTATGTGCAGACAAAAAATATCAGACACCGCTAATGAAAATGCGGTCGGATGAGAGGGCTATACTTGAGAAGTCGCTAGACTATGACTTATCCGAGGCTAAATGTGGCTGGCTTACTTAGCTCCCGCTCCACCCCCGTCTTTCTTCTTTTTCCAAGTACGATACATGTGCGACCATTGTACAAAGTAAGACGATTGTAGTTTCTCAATAGCGAGTGCATGGAGTTCTCGTTCTTGAGGAGTTAGAGATGCATAAAACTCATCAAAATCGGCTGGGAGCGGGGCGGGCCTGGGCGGCACGTAGGTCTGCATTTTTCGGTTTGTTTCTAGGGTGAGCACAAAATTAGGTCAAATTTTAAAGACAACAATTTCAAAAATTTGATACAATTTGCCACGCAACAGGAGCACTTAAACCATCGTCTAACATATTAGATAAAGCAGAAAAATGAAAACTCTCAGAGAAAGAAATAATCTTTCGTCCAAGTTATCTAATGAAAAAGCATTAGAAAGAAAATATGCAGAAGATTATGAATATGAAGTTATCAGGGTTCAGTCTAAACTACCAGATACTGCTGCACATCATTGGTCTAAAACACCAGAAGAATGGCTTTATAACGCTGGATATATAACAGATTTCAATAAACATCGATATCAGCGACTAATGGCAAAAAAGGAAGAAAGAGAAGGAATAAATCGCCTGAAAGATTATGGTGCAGATGGTATATCACGGAGAAAAGATGAGACAGGAAACTATATTTATGATTTAATACAAGCTAAGTATTATATTTCACGAAAAGTTACCGCAGGTGATATTGGAACATTTCTGGCAACAACAATTAATTTAATGATAAAAGAACCAAAATCAAAAGGATATATTTATTCATCTTCTCCTCTTCAAATAGATTTGGCAGATTGTGTAGCAAATCCTGCATACCCTATTAGGCATATTTTACTTCCTTGGAAACATCCAGATGGGCGCACTCTTAAAAAGGTTATTGAAGTTTCTGAAGAACGTGATTTACCTCTACGCGATTATCAAAAAAATGTGCTGAAAGCTCTACCAAAGAATGGAATAAATGCACTTAATATCCCGTGTAGGATGGGCAAAACATTACTACTAGGGCATCACCTTCTTTCTGTTGTTCCACAACGCATAATTTTAATTGCACCTCTTAAGGTTAGTGTCCAAAATCTTAAAAATCGTCTGACCTCATTTCTACCCCACCACTCGTCTTTATTAGTCGATTCTGATACAGATGGTACAACAAATTATGAAGAAGTAGAACGCTTTCTTAAAACAAATACACAGGTTATTATTTATTCTACGTTTGATTCGGCCTTAAATATTCTTAATAGGATAACAGAAGTTAGTCCAGAACTATTGAAATATGGATTTATTGGTGTAGATGAAGTTCATAATGTTAATAATGAGTTATGCGAGTTCATTAATAAATTTAAAACTGGGTTAGTTATGTCTGCGACAATGCCAGAAGAATTGTTGGAGCAACTTCATATAAATGAACGTATATATATCAGCTTCTCAGATGGCATTAATGGAGGGTGGATTACTGACTATAATTTGTGGGTACCATATCTAACAAAAAAAGAAGATGATACTACATTTGTAGATGTTGATATTCCGAACGATTTTAAGTCTTACAATGTACATCTAAGTGCTAAAGGTATGTATTTAGCAACAGTAATGCTTCAAACAGGGTCAAGGCGATGTATAGCTTATTTAAATAGTCAAGAAGAATGCGACCAATTTATGGAAATTATAAGAGCTATATTTGAAAATTATCATGGTGCAGACGTCTGGACAGATAAGATTGATTCTACAGTGTCTCATAAAAAACGAGAAGAAGTCTTAGAAGATTTTCAACATGGACATCCTGATACAACTTTTCACATTTTGACATCTGTTCGGATTTTAGATGAAGCAGTTGATATTCCTCGGTGTGATTCTGAATTTATAGCACATGTAGGAGAGAGAAGCAGTGATATTCGGATGCTACAAAGAAGTCAGCGCGGCTCTACATTAGATAGTAAAAATCCGTCCAAAGTAAATAATGTTATTCTTTGGGCAGATGGTTGGGAAAAATGTATTGATTCACTGGAACTACTCAAAGAGACTGACCCTGAGTTTCATAAAAAGTTGCGAGTATGTAATGCAAATTATGATAGCATAAGTGATAAACAATTAATAAAAAATATTGAATTACAGACAAGTGAAATGAGAGAATGGAGTTTATTGCGTTGTGTATCACTTTGGGAAAGAAAAAGATTAGAATGGGAGAAATTTTATAAGGAGAATGGAAGAAGACCATCTCAATATTCTATAAATTCTTATGAAAAACAACTTGGAAATTGGCAATCAAATCAAAAAGGCGACTATAGAAATAAAAAAATGTGTATGACAGAAGAAAGAATAAAAGCATTAGAAGCAACAGAAGGATGGAAATGGAAAGAAGATATTTGGGAACAAAAAAGGCAAGAATGGGAGAGTTTCTATAGAGAGAATGGTTGTTGTCCTTCTGGAAAATCAAAACTATCTTTAGAGAAATGTCTTGGAAGTTGGCAATCACAACAAAGAACAGGCTATAAAACAAGAGAGACTTGGATGACAGAAGAAAGAATAAAAGCATTAGAGGGCACAGAAGGATGGAAATGGAAAGAAGATGATACTTGGGAACAAAGAAGGCAAGAATGGGAAAGATTCTTGAAAGATAATGGAAGGAATCCTTCCAAGGCATCTAAAAATTCTAAAGAAAAACGACTTGGAAATTGGCAATCAATTCAGAGAAAGAATTATAGGGAAAAGGAAAAATATATGACAGAAGAAAGAATAAAAGCATTAGAAGCCACAGAAGGATGGAAATGGAAAGAAGATGATACGTGGGAACAAATAAGACAAAAATGGGAGAGATTCTATAGAGACAATAGAATTTACCCTCTGCGAGCATCTAAAAATTCTGATGAAAAATATCTCGGAGAATGGCAAGCAAGCCAGAGAAAGGATTATAAAAATAAAGAAAAATATATGACAGAAGAAAGAATAAAAGCATTAGAAGCCACAGAAGGATGGAAATGGAAAGAGGATACTTGGGATAAATTAAGACAAGAATGGGAAAGATTTTATATAGAGAATGGAAGAATGCCTTCGCAAACATCTAAAAATACATTGGAGAGACAACTTGGATGTTGGCAATCACAGCAAAGAAATTATTATAAAAACAAAGAGAAATGCATGACAAAAGAAAGAATTAAAAAATTAGAAGAAACAGAAGGATGGAAATGGGATGAAGGGGATACATGGGAACAAATAAGACAAGAATGGATACAATTCTGGAAAGATAATGGAAAGACACCATCTGAAAATTCTAAAAAATCTTTGGAAAAACAACTTGGAAGGTGGCAAGCAGCGCAAAGGCACGGATATAGAAAGAAAACTACTTGTATGACAGAAGAAAGAATAAAAGCATTAGAAGCCACAGAAGGATGGAAGTGGGATGAAAGTAATGTATGGGAACAAATAAGACAAGAATGGGATGAATTCTACAGAGAGAGTGGAAGGTCTCCCTCTCGGCAGTCAAAAAATCTTTTAGAAAAACGTCTTGGACAGTGGCAATCAGACCAGAGGAAAAACTATAAAAATAAAAAAAACTATATGACAGAAAAAAGAATAAAGTCATTAGAATCTACAGAAGGCTGGAAATGGTCTAAATAAAATATTATTAACATATTAGAGTATTCTATTACAATGTTTTTCAGAGATAAACGAGTGCTATCAATTAAAAGCGTAGAACAAATGATGAAAATATTAGAATCAAGGGGCAATCTATTAAAACAGTATAAAAAATTGCAAAAAATTACGGTATTTAACAAAATGGAGGACGGATATAGTTACACTTTACAAGAAAATCCTGGAGAAAATTTTCATCCAGAATTTAAACCTGCATACACTCCGAAAGAGATGTTAGAATTTGGTGTATTCGAGGGACGATATCTAAATGACTGCATTTTAGAGTTTCCGAAAGAATGGTTTCTTACTGCAATAAAAAAAGGAAAACTCAGTCCAGAAGGAGCAAATCCAGAATTAAATCATTTTAAAGTTAAATCTCGACTTGATTTGAGAGAGTGGCAAGATTATGGATGGGTGCCAAATGATGAAGACCATATTGCCAAACAGTACCCTATTCTGTCTGACCCAGAAAAAAACCCTGATATTCGTGGCTGGTTTCAATGGTATTGTAGATATTTTTTAGGAAGGCGAATTCCCTACTTAGACGAAGTGCAAATTAAAAGATGGAAGGCATTCAAGAGGCATGCAGGACAAATAAAAGCTAATTGTAAACCTGGTGATTTACAGTGCCGTCCAGTGCAAAGGCAAGCACTCCTACAGTGGTCACATAAATGTGACATTTAGAATACACCTTCATAATATAGCCAAATAACTCAACCTAAATTCCCCTCGCAAATAGTAGACAAATGACAAAAATACGCTATGATGGAATCGGTGCGAATGAGTCTACAATACACACTGTTGAGCAATTTCTAGAGATTATGACCCGCGAGTTCACAAATAGAGATTGGACTAACGACCCGATATATAAAGTTGTTGGCCGCGAAGGGCACTATCAGCTCATATTCAAGGACTGGTATCTACCCGACGACTTCTGCTTCTTCACCCTAAAGGATTGGATAGAATATTCGGGCGCCGAGCTAATCGAATAATTTCCTACATAAAAGTAGGGCCCAAATGAATAATGCTCTTAAGAACATTAATGAGACATTATTCATAACAACAGAAATGAACACGCAAAAAGAGCATTATAGATGGTCTCCGCCAAAAGAATTGGAAACCAGATTTGGTGTAGAGCTCGAGGCGTGCATAAAATTAAGTCCAGGATGCATCAGTTATGGTTCAAAAAGTCAAAAGGAACGCATAAATATTCTACGTAGTATGAATCTAACAATGACTTTTAAGGATAAATTTGACCTGTACTATCAAAGTATAATAACAAAATCACCATATTTTGAAGATTTGGCCGAAAAGTACAAATATTTACTTATTGAAAGTTGGAAAGATGAAGAACTTGAAACATACTACTATGATATGGAAAATCCAAAACATTCAGGCATGTCATATCTAGAAATGAATGACTGGGAATTTACAAAAGCAGGACTTGAGAGATATGGAGTAAGCAGTCAACATGACGAAATTCAAGCCAAAGTATTTCAAATAAAGGAGCAGGGAAATTCATATGAACTCCCTCTTTTTGTAGAAGACAAGTCAATTGTCTGTGGTGATGATAGATATACAACATTTAACAATAAAGAAGCAGCGGGCGTTCCTGATATAGACTCATTTAGATTTGAATGCGTGACACCAATTTTAACAATAGATGAATATCCAACAAAAGATAAAATATATGAAGCACTGTATCCATTATTATCTCTATATGGTCTGGATAGACCAAAGTGTTTCATACAAAACTACTCAATGGGATTTCATGTAAATGCGTCATTGTATAATAAAGTATATGAAAAATATATTGCAATTGCGGAGCCCCCATTTTTAAATCGGCTTTTAAGGAATTATATAAAAGTAGAAAAGGATATTTTTACTGCAGTAAGACCAAGAGGGATGGCAAGGGCGCCTGCCAATTATTTTACACAGTTTAATCACCCTACGTATAAAGATTATGCCCGCCCTCTGTATAGAAATCTTGAATTCTTTAAAAGGATGAAACTAAGTAATCTTAATGCAGTAGAAGCATTTAATAAGCATACTCTGCGCAATGTTCCACTTTTAGGTCCAAATAAACCGAACACGAATAAAAATGAGATAATAAATCGTATAATGACAAAAGATAACTATATAGAATTTAAATATAAGGGTATTAAGCGTAAATCGCCATTTCTTCTTGAATTCAGATTATTTGAGGGTGAATCCGAGATTCGCAAATTAATAACGCATGTATTTACAGCTCTAGATATATTGCATAAGACGGCGAATGAAATTGCGAGAGACAAGCAAATTAAATTAACTAATAAGACACAACCCATTGCAAATGTCAATAATAACGATAATAATAATGCGGCAAGGGCATTAAATTATGAAAATAGATATAAACCCCTTTTTGGAGGAAAACGCAATAAAACTGTAAAGAAAAAATATAAATCTAGACGCAAAACTCAACGTAAATAAAAGCGGCGCCTTTATGGCATAAATTTTCAAATATGGAGCCTTTATGGCATAAATTTTCAAATATGGAGCCTTTATGGCATAAACTTTCAATAATGGCGCCTTTATGGCATAAATTTTCAAATATGGAGCCTTTATGGCATAAATTTTCAAATATGGAGCCTTTATGGCATAAACTTTCAATAATGGCGCCTTTATGGCATAAACTTTCAATAATGGCGCCTTTATGGCATAAACTTTCAATAATGGCGCCTTTATGGCATCAGCATACTAATCCCCACCCCCGCATACATTTGAATGTAGTTGACAAATGACCAAATAATACCCAGTCCGCTGCGTAGAGCCCCCAGCAGAGTCTTAGACTCCGTAATATATTTCAGTTCAATATTCTTTCCGTATTTGGACTCAAGAACAGAGTGAATATCTCCAATGCCATCAATTAGACCAATCTCAGCCGCCTTTCGACCAGACCAGATTTTACCAGTGAATAGGTCAGCGGGACTGCAAACAAGTTTATCACCGCGTCGCTCCTTTACAAGATTAATAAACTCGGTATGTACATCCTTTCCAACTGCATTTAGAATTTCAACGTCCTCCTCCCTTTGGGGCAGAAAGGGGTCAAGAAGTCCCTTGTTTTCACCCTGGGCATATACGCGCCGCTCAATTCCATGGCGCTTAATAAATTCATGTAGACCAAATCCACTTGAAATAACTCCAATACTACCAACAATTGAACAAGCCGATGCATAAATCTCGTCGCCTACAAGGGCTACCATATAGCCACCCGAAGCTCCAACATCCTCGATGAAAGTAAGAATCCGAACATCCTTCTCCTTAGCAAGACTACGAATGCGTTTGTAGATAAGTTCAGACTGTACAGGGCTACCCCCAGGAGAATTAATGATAACTGCAATAGCCTTTGTATCAGAATTCTTAAAGGCGTCATCGATTAGCTTTTTCTGCTTTTTGTAGAAATCGTTTGAAATAACATCATCCAGCGTCAGCACGGGAATAAACATTTTGCGAGAATAACAGAAAGGCATCTTGGAATAATAATCAACTTGCGGCGGCAACACACCCCCCCCGTCTACGGATTTCAATTTTTTTCCTCCTGCTTAAGGCCCGCACGCCAGTTAATACTAACCATGACTGACTTTACAGATAACCCACTAAAAGCGATGAGAATGCCAGCCACATTTTTTCAGATTATTGGGAACTCTTTGGAAAAAAGACTAGCGGTGATTGAACAACGTCCAAGAACATTTCCGTCTCTTCTTGCAAAGGTCGAATACTTGCGCAAAGAAGAACGAGAATTAGCAAAAATAGTCGAAGACGCAGAGATTTTGAAAGGAGAACTCATGAAAGAGTATGTATATTTAACAAGTAAGGGAGAGGCAAAACAAATAGCCCTGCAACTTGAAGCCCAATAAGAGAGCTTAAACACATAATTGAAATTAGATATCATAAGTATGCCTTCCCCCACGAAAAAGACTAAAAATACCCCCGCCGCCACCCCCACTGAACAACCTCAAGTACAAGATGAAAGTAAGACTGTAGAAATCGCCACACCTGTACAAGAGACTAAGGCGAAGAGACGCCGCCCGAAGGTTGCGGCTGATTCCGCGCCTCCCACAGTTGTAAAGAATGAAGAGCCTGCTCCCCAAGAAGAAGAGATTCCCCTCCCCACCGCCGAGGAAGACTGCTGCACACAAACGATTGTAATTAGCCACCAAACTCATACATCCCTTCCAGTAAATCTTGCCGCCCTTGCTCTAACTGCGGTTTATGGACTAAAACTCTATTTCATGGTACATGCTATGCTCTATGAAGATGTATGTTCCTGCTCTGTATAAGAACCAACAGCACAACCATGAGAACTTAAATACATTGCACAATTATTAGTATAATAACAAATGTCTGAGATGTATGATAATATTCACGAATCTGAAGAACTCCTCAACCAGGTAAAAAAAATTGCACAAGAAATGTCAGCCATTTCACCCCCCTCTCCCCCTCAACTACCCAATAGCGCGTCTCAATCACTACCACAAGAGGTCCTAAAAGAGCTTCATGTCGTATTTCAGAAAAAGATGCTTGAAGAGAAAATTGAGCTACTTGAAAGGTCCGTTTCACTTCTTGAGCAAACTGCCCAGCTAGAAAGTGATAAGCGTGAACTCGAAGAAAGGATTGCAGAGCTTCAGCACCAAGTGGGGGAACTTCAAACAAAAGATGATGGTATTCCTTATCAAATTACATGCGTCGCATATGTTATGCTGCTCATATATATTTTTAAACTATGGCTATTTCTGCAACCATATGGTAGACATATTGTATTTTAGCGCTGCCAACCTAAAAGGCCTTAAGTAAGTGCCTAGCAACTACGAAGAGAACACCGCCCCATAGAGTGTCTGCGATAGCAAATTTCCAATCATACTGTTTTAAGATAGCATGATTAGTAAAATCGTAGACACCGTAAATAGCCGCGCCGTACAGGAAGGCCTCTTTGGCGGATTTAGTTTGCAGAAGCATGTATGCCAAGAGTAAGTATACAATCACACCGCTTAGAAAGCGAAATTCAATGGGCTCACCCTGAATGCGTTCTGTCATTTTACGGGCTACTATACCACCCGTGGCCAGCCAGAAAATATCAACAAGAAAAATAACAGCAGCAGTTTTGAGAAGGGTTTGTGTATAGGGCGCCATTTATTGTATGTTAACATATTTTTTGTAAGAACGAATTAATCGTTATATTCGTCGTATGAACCGATAAATGACTCTGTAAAGGTATGCCCTCCCGTTATTCGAAACCCTAATTTCTTAGAATGCTTCTTTGTATTTCGTCTCCCACCACCATCTAGAATTCTTTTAGTATTAACTTCGTTCATTAATGTCATGCTAAATTTTGGAACATCTAGTATTTTTTCTGCAGGGATATACCAATATTCAGGAGATAACTTGATACGCAGAGACACCATATACTGGTTTAACCATTTCCCAACTTTAAAACAAAAATCTTCCCCAAGTTTTTTACGCAAAATGCCAATAAATTCACGGGGTGTCTTGGCAGCTTTGTACTCAGTTTCAAATTCTGAAAACTGCGGGTATGAATTTATAATTTGCGAATAATCCATAATAGGTTCATCCAACACCAGAAGTGATGTCATAAAATTATCCATTATTGTTCCAGGTTCAGCTTTGACAATAGGAAACTTTCCATTTTTAACATACTCTTTAGAGATAAATCCAGGAAGTTCTGCTGAAAACTGTTTTTGATACCAAGACTCATTATATTTTAATATGTAGTCATACGATAAACTTAATTTAAATAGATTGTTAGATTCATCGCATAATATTTGAGAATCATCAAATAATGTTAATTTATTAATATGTGGGAATAGCTGTTTTATAGTACGTAGAGCTATTCTAACAAGTTTAACTGTTCCTTTTTCATAGGTTTTTAGTTTATTATCAATAGTGCATAAATCATTATTATCTACACGGTCAATATAAATTTGATTTGGTTTTTTATTATTAAATGTAGCAACTAGACAAAACTTTTTCATTCCGCCACCAAATGACAACGTACAAGTATAGTTTGGCTGACCAATATTAAATTCTGACATTTTACAATACAATTTTATATCATAGCCCGTAATTAAATAGCCCGTCAGTTTTGGTAGAAATCTAGCATAATCCATTCGCATCTAATGCAACTAAATATAATAACACAAACAGGATGCTTAGACTGCGTCTCAACTGACAGAATAATAAACAAAATTAGACTAGCAAATGGAAACACAAACCGTGCAAATAGATGCTTTTAGCACCAATCTTCACGGGGCACGAATTCTATGTCAGGGCCCTTTCCCTAGCGGCAAGTACCCTCCGATTATGGAATCTATTCAGCGCCTAAGGGAGCCGTTCAAGAAGAAAATTCTCTTAACAAAAACGGCCTTCGCTCTTAGCAAGTACATGCCCCTGCAGTATGATGCAGTATTTCAAGTCAAAGACGGCCAGGACTGGACGCTAATTCTTACGTATATAACCTATGCGCCCAAGCCCCTCCTCGTTGTCGCTGAAGACATCCCAGTTCCAGACGGGCTCTGGCAAAAGTTAACAAAGATGACAACGTTTGTCTTAATAACCTCCGCCCCTATTCTGAATATTCGCCCATGGGACGCCATATTTTTTGCCCCAATTGAGGAATTATCAACGACCTACACCGATTATGTTTTCAAGATACTTCAAAGTGTTTATAAAGCTTCTTATACGCAGAAGGAACACAAAGAAGTTCTGCAGGAATTGCGAATTGCAAAAGCAGGAATCGCATGGTCGCGTCATGAGGAAGACAAGGCGGGTGGGAATATTTATTGGTATGACCCTGTTGCAAATAATCCAGGTGATAGTTTATCAGATAAACAATTGTCAGAATTATTTGGTTGGCTCTCAACACAGTTTAGTCAGAATAGCTAAGAAGAAAAGTAATACAAAGCGATAAATGCCAAGGGAACAAACGCCGCGTAATAGCACCATATTCTTCCGAATGACGCATTCAAAATAGGCGTCTTGTGCGCAACAATTATAGTAAAGATGCCAGCCAAAGCAGCCAAATATCTAACAGGACTGACGGTAAAATTAAAGGAAGCACTAATCAAATATGCAATAAAAAGCCCGTACATAATGGGTGCCCCCGTCAAAAAATTCCATTTCCATTGCATAATACCCTTATTAGGTAAAGTACAATCAACCCCTAAAAGCGCACCAAACGTATAAATAACTCCCACAACAACATAAGCAATTAATATGTTCAAAGACCAAGTAGATTGTTTAAATCCATACATAGTTTGTAGTAAATAAAGAACAACAGGCTGCAAATGATTAAATAGTATAGCGAGCCGAGTTATGACAGAATTAGCGCCGCCACAGGTTTGATTTTTCCAGAACGCGAAATCAAAGATTTGCATTTGGCCAACAAATAAAAAGAATAGTGCAATAACTTTGTATTGTGCATCATTTGAAATATTAAATAATAGTATAGATGATATACTATTAATAATATAACCCAGTAGTGAATCTTTTGCAGTAAAACACATCTCCTAATACGCTCCTACATATAAAAAGATTCCTGGCGGGCAGTATTGATTTCCCGCATAACTTTCTTAAAGTCATTTTCAAGAGATTTATTGAACGCTTTTAATTCGCGCTTTTGTTTCATAAATTCTGGTTCAAACTCGGGGACGCGGGCGTTCAGGGGGCGACGGGCATGAGCCTGGAGTCTGTCGGCACGGGCCTCTAATAGTTCGGCCTTGTCCTCTAAACGGTCGGCCTGTGTTTTAAGATTTTTAGCCTGTTTAGCGATAAGATTCGCCGCAGCCGCGGCTCTTTTCTTCTGCGCCATTCTGGCGACCCGAAGGGCTTCAATGCGGCGCTTGGTTGCACGGGAACCTT